ACTTCGATAATATTACTATCGTCATCTTTGTTTGGCATAGATTGTCTCCTTATTTAGTCAACTATATTATATCACATTTGACTCTTTATTTTGAGATGTAACCACTGGTTTTTCCTGTTTATTGTTTTGTGGCATAACTTGGCCTTCTGACCTCGGTGTCATCTGATTAGCCATTTGAGCATTCTGTACTTGTTTTTGAGCCTGTATATCTAACTCTTGTTGAGTAGGCATCTGAGATTCCATATGTCGTATCTGTTGTTCTGCTATCTTCTGACATTCAGCTAGATAAGCTTGGTACATCATTTCAATCTCTGGTTTACGTTTAACAGCCTCGATATAGTCAGCACTCATCATATACTTAGTAAAGAAGTCTAGATAGCTTGGTGTTATATCGTTGCGTAACTTTGGCATCTCTCCATTATTTAATATCATTATATCGGCCATGGCATAACGGTTCACTTCTTCAGCATCAGCTAATCCAGCGTAAGCCATAGGGTCAGTCTTAAATATCATCAATCTTTCTATCATCTTCTTTGGATTTGGCATTGGCATACCTGAGCCTATCTCGTATATAGATAATGGATCAATTAAACCTAGTCTAGCTAAGTTAGCAGCGAACTCCATCTGTTCTCCATGGTTGAGTGGCATGTTCGAACCTTCTTCAACGGTTATATCTATTCCATCCTCAATCAGGTCATTCTTCATCATAATAAAGTCATACTGTCCATCTTCACCTGTAGCTTTAAACCAGTGTTCTTCTGTGTAGTAGACTTTCATCATCTGTGCAAGGTAACGATAGTACTTAATAGCCGACCTCATAATTGCTCTAGATAAGTCATCAATTCTTGTGTAGTCTTGGCTAATCTGTAACTGGTCTTGTCCTAGTGTCTTATTACCAGATTGCTTACCACGTGATACATCGTGAGTACCATATATATCATCAATCTGCGTACGTGCATCTATCTTATCTTGAAATACATAGGCAGGTAGCATTGGTGGAGTTAGTCTAGTAACAGCCTCATTAACATTACCTTTGACTCCAACTCTCTCATCTGGACTACCAACTAATTGAGCAATCTCTGCTTTGGTAATCATCGTGGTGTTATAGACTAAACCTGAACCAGCTTGGTCTGCGTTCTCCATGATTTGGAATCCACGTTTATCTACAATCCTCTGCATGGTAGCGGCTTGTTCTGTAATTGATGTTGGATCTATATAACTTGAACCGTCATTAAGGTAGTTAAATGTTATGAATGGTGGCTCTGGGTTATCTAAGATATTAGCAGTTACACCATCTTCTTCTTCATAATTCCAGTTTGGATTCTTCTGTTTGTATAGTACATATTGACAGTCTGTATCAGTAACCATAACACCGGACTGATATTTGCCATCTTCATAATAACTAAACCATATTTCGTATAGGTCTTTCTTTTTAGCCAACTGGCTCTTATAAGCTACTAAGTCACCGTTGCTGTCAACTCTCTGACACCCAGCCATCTCTAATATCTTCTGCTTTGAATCTGGGAACATAGCAATTAATTCATCGTAAGTCTTATTACGTATAACCTGTGCTATAAATCGTGGTATTGAACCCCATACAGCATCTTTATCAACTATAATATCCTCTGGCATTACCATCTCAGTGACTATTTCACCGTTCTTACCAACACTCTTGTCATATCTTAGCTTAATAAATGCCGATCTCTTCAATACTAGGTTACGTGTACTGACTCTGAATATATCTTGAACTTGATATTTAGATGTATACGCATACATAGCTCGCCTAACATCTTCTGCTAAGTCAGTAGATACCTGAGTATCTTGTGCAGGTGCTATCGTTGGCATTGGTATACGTGAGTTGACTATCGCACAGATAGTTTCAGTAGATACAAAAACTCTTGGCTCTTGATATAAGTTCTCTTCTTGATAGTCATAATATGTCTTATCTTCGTTATGCTTCGGTAACCATAACTTCATATTATCTTCACGTGCTTTACGCAAGCCAAATTGGTTATCCCAATAGTCTTTAGCGTCTGATATTGGACTGCGTACTAACTCTAGTAAGTCCTTATCCTGAAGCTTAATGTCAAATACTCCAGCTTGATCGTCAGTCATGTTTTGTTCGTTTTCCAAGATGATACTCCTTAACAGTTATTTATGCCGATGGAGCTTATTAAATTCATTATATCATACTCCAACATAGAATACACCCCTGTTTTATTTCGCATTGATTAGCAGTCTATATTTCTGGTGGCATTGTTTACATTGTATATTTGTAGCTATTCCAAAGTCTTCTGGTGGCATTGGTGTAGTAATAATTTTATCTATTCTTCCGTACATATCCCAGACAGTCCTCTTACAATAGATGCATGATATTTTTTCTAGGTATGGTCTGTACCCTTCACATGTATTGTATGAATCTAATACGTGGTGGTCATTGATAATATATACACTAATAATTGGATCACTCCGCCTATCTCTATATGGTTTTACGTTGTATATGTTCATTTGCCTACCTTTCTTCGTTTTAATTTATTTATTGACCTATCTATTAATGTGTCTATGTCTTGGTGTAGTGCCTCTTTAACTGGCACTGTGTCATTTGGTCTGATTGTATATGTAGTTGCTCTAGGTTTTGATTTGGCTATTGGTGTAACACCACCAACTTCTGTACTAGATAAGATTTGAGATACACCAACTCTCCAATAGGCTAAGGCATGTGCAAAGTGGTCTGGCTTATTTTCCTTAGTCATCCAGTAGGCTCTTTGAATACCACGTTTATCTTCTTCTATAATCCTATACATATTACCTAGGTGATAGACTAGTCCATTACCATTAACCCCTTTTAAGTCCTTGAATGGCATGTAGAATATAACCTTTTGTGATGCTATCTCACCAGCTAACTGGTCGAATAGCTTAGTTCTATCTGATTGAATCATACCGAACTGTGAACCAGCCTTTCGTTCTATTGTATTCATACCCTTTGCATCGTGTCTATAGTAGTGTACAAATACTCTACCTGGATACTTACGTGCTAACTGCTCTGGAATAGTAAAGTCCGGTAATGCATCTATTACACATGTAGCATTGAACATAGTGATTAATGCTTCTATATCTTCCCAGCTATCAGTTGTACCATAATTGAATATACCTCGCCTATTACCTACAACGTAGTGCTTAGTCTTACCTGAATCACAGCCGATGATTACCTCTGACTTGTCTGCTAGTCCAGGATGGCATGCTTGCATAATTGAATCAGCATTGAGCATAAACTCACTAGCCTGATATGGTTTACCCAATACGAAGTTATGGAATACATCTATTGTCATGTCTCGCTGTTGCTGTAATATCTTCTTAGCAGATACCCATGGCATCATCATTTGAGATAGCCAATAGCCTCTTCTCTCTCTATTAGGATACAAAGCCCACCATCTTCCAGATTGTCTAGCCCTATTGCTTATCTCTTTCTTGCAATTGCCACATGCATATATAGAATTAACTTGGTCTACAAAATGGTTTTTAAGTACTGGGTCGTGTTCAAAGTCTATATACATCTCATGGCCACAATGAGTACAGGTTATCATCCAGTGCATCTGGTCTGAATCCTGCCATAGTTCATGAACACCAAAGCTAGGTATTGTTGGATTGGAGAACCGCCAAAACCAGCCATACTCTGAAGCTTGTAGGCGTGACTGGTAGATAGTTAAGACATTCTGATCGGATAT